GAGCAGGAGCAGGAGCAGGAGCAGGAGCAGGAGCAGGAGCAGGAGCAGGAGCAGGAGCAGGAGCAGGAGCAGGAGCAGGAGCAGGAGCAGGAGCAGGAGCAGGAGCAGGAATATGAACAGGAGCAACAACTGCATTATTTTGTCGTTGTTGTAACGCAAGCATCGTATTTCTCTGGTTATTTAAAATAGTATTATATATTATTGATTGTTTTTTTAAATTTGCATCACGTCTATTACCTAAACTAAAATTCATATCTATTAGTAGTTATATAGTATATATTATATATACTATATAATAAAAAATATAAAAATAAAAATTTTTTATTATTTCTAAATAACCTATTTGTTATTTGTTATTTGTTATAAATTAAATAAACAAATTCATATATTAAAAATTGAATAAATAATTTATAATAGTAATATAAAAGTATTCATTTATATATAATAACATAGTAGCATACATAAATCATATAGAATGTTATACGCATTTGTTGATTTTTTTGATAAAAGTGTTCTACAACTATTAGAATTAAAATCTCATGATAAGAAAAAAACGCACTAAATATAATTTTTATTATAAAAAACCTATATAACTCACGTGTTGTAACGAAACCAGTTTGCAGCCCGATTTTTAGCCGTTTCGCTATAGTACCAGTTTAAACTTTTATAAAATATTTTCGCAGACTTCGTTTGTGTGTATAATAATCCGGGTCATCAGTATACGTAACACTCCCCAAGTAAACAATATTTTCATAAAATTGCGCGACATCTTTTAACGACGGCGCTACAGAAGGTCGCAAAGCTACGCTATCGTATATAGAGCGTAGTGTTGCATACGAGTCTTGATGATTTTTCGTAAATTGAGACTCGTATAATGACGCAGATAAGTAGTTCATCGTATGAGTCATCGTTTGAACTATATGGTGCAATGCAATAGATTCCGTAGCTTCCGTAGCTTCCGTAGCTTCCATTTCAATTTTTATTTTAACTCCTTACTTGTAATATAGGATATATTATTTAATACATAATATATTACATAACGTATATTTCCACAGGACTACTGCCTAAAACCGGAATCCTCCACTAATACCAACGCTATTGGAACCTTGACCATTCCACCCGGCATCACGTCCGACGTGAATCGCACCATAGCGTTGGTTGTTTCCAATGCCAATGTGCCCCTGGGCACCCCAGCCATTGTTGTTGGCATTGCCGGAACCACCAGTAAAGACACCAGGACTAGTCCGTGTGGGAAAGTTGTTCGTCATGTTGAGAGAAGACATTCAAAGGGTTTCAAAGGGTTTCAAAGATTTTTATAATATAGGATAAGAAAATATTCTTAAGTTTCTTTTCGACTATATATTTATTATGGCGCTTTAAGTAGTTTTATTGTTATAATATATATTCCCCAAAACTACTTAAAGTCATCCAACTATATGTATATGTGAATGAGTAGTTGGTAGAAATGAAATACTCATTCACACAATCCCATATTATACCGGCATGGCGCAGAGGAAGCGCGCGGGGCTCATAACTCCGAGGTCACTCGATCAAAACGGGTTGTCGGTATTATCATCAATTCGCATTGGTGCATCAAGGCACTAGAGCACAAAACACATACCGGTGTGGCGCAGAGGAAGCGCGCTGTAAAACATCGTCTTCTACCTTCTTTGACATTTAGTCCGATTTGAAGATGGTTATGGCTTATAACCCAGAGGACGTAGGATCGAAACCTACCACCGGTAACATTTCAATTTGGTCGTTTTACAGAAACGCCCCCCCACGCACACATGCGTTTAAAACCACCTTAGCTCAGAGGCAGAGCGCAGGACTCATAATCCTGAGGTCAGGCGGATCAAAACCCCTAGGAGGTAGTTTCAATTCGTGCGCTTTAAAGAAGCGCATCGTCATATGCTAAGCGACGCAAAACACAGCAAAGATACATACTTTACCGGCATGGCGCAGAGGTTAGCGCGCGGGGCTCATAACTCCGAGGTCACTCGATCGAAACGGGTTGCCGGTATTTACCATTTTGGCATTTTTAAAGAAATCGCCACGCTATAAACGCATTAGTAGCATCATCATTTCATTCTAAGATATTTGTTTTACCGGTGCGGAGTAGTGGAAGCTCGCGGTGGTCGCTCCAGCCGAGACATAGGATCAAAGCCTATCGCCGGTATTGTCAAGCTGGACGTAAAACGTAGTAACCAATCATCACTTTACCGGGGTGGCGCAGGGGCAGCGCGCGGGGCTCATAACCCCGAGGACATAGGATCGAAACCTATCTCCGGTATTATTCATCAATTCGCATCGGTGCATCAAGGCACTGGCGCGGTCAGGCTCAGAGACTAAAAACAGAGTGGGTATAGGCTCATCGGAGATATGTTAACAAGTTTCATAAAACTTAAACTGACATAAACGTGAACATTATGGGTATAATCATCTTTCAAAAGAAGTAAGGGAATTTAGTTTCTTTTATGGATGAGGGTGGGTGTCGCGGATTTTTGTCAAGTGTGTTATTGGCTTAGTGGACTGGACTCTTCTAGACACACGAAAACATAATCACTCACAAATGTATTCATGTTTCAGACAAGTTAGAAATGAAATTTGTTCGCATATGGATGAGATAGTTGTATGCGAGTGTGGGGCATGCAACACCTTACTCCATTGATATATTTTGACTATTTCTTGGTACGTCATTCGTGGGTTATCATACTTATTAAAAAACCAAACCCATGAATATATTTTTTACCAAGAAAAATGTCCGCCATCATTGGGTTATCTTTAAATTACAACTATGGCGATGAAACCTTTGGGTGGTGGGGATTTCGATATGGGCGACACCACCCGCAACAACAACAAACCACCTCCTCGGCGGACGTAACCCCTGTTTGGTGCTCTTTTGACAGAAATGTCTGATAACTGAATGGTTTTCTTGACTCATTATTAAGACGGCGCTGGATCGAAACCAGCGGGTGGTAATTACTAACACTTGTGTTTTCTTTTTCCTTTCCCTTTTTTTCCTAACAGGTCTCACACACCACACTTCATTACCAACACACAGCAAACCAAAAAAATCGAGCATTATTAGTTTGAAAAAAATGTTGGTAGCACCGCGACGCACAACATCACCATCATCACAAGGTAGTGATGTTATTCACTCACACTTTATCTTATGCACTTGTAAACCTGTAAACCTTTAAATCTTTTAATACTATAACAAAAATCCAAAAAAATGACACGGAATATGGTCTCGCTCCTTTAGCTCAGTGGTTTTAGAGCACGAGTCTTATGAGCTCGGGGTCGCGGGTTCGAGCCCCGCAAGGAGCAATATTTTTTTTCATGTTTTGCGCGAATCGGTTAGTGGTCAATGCCACGTCGCTTAAGCCGACGTCCTTCGGGTTCGCAGGTTCGAATCCTGCTTCGCGCATATATTTTTATTAATAATAACCCTAAAGTTATTATTAATTTTAGTTCCAATCTACAACACATTCTTAGTTAATCAAGCATATTTCCATATAAATCCTCCACCTGTTTTGGTATTATCTTTTAAGTGAACTAATAACGATGATTTCGCAACAGATGTTTTCCTAGATGCATCGCTTATACTTGTATATTCATTTAATAAATTATTATTCATATCGTATTGTTTAATTTTGGTTCCTAGTTTATTATCTTTTTGAACATTTATATTTTTAATAGTTGTTACATTACTAGCGTGATATTTTTTTAAACTTTCACTAATTTTATTTTTAGCTTCTTCGGTATGTTTATTTTTTTTATAGTTACCTGTTCTTTTATCTTCAATATTTTTTTTCATTTTTTCTGAATTTAAAATACCATTTTTTATCTTCTCTCTTACTTCAGGATTACTCATAACTATTTTATTCCTTTCTGACAATTCTTCTTTCAATTCTGGATTATCGATATATTTTTGTTTTAATTTATTTTTAATACCATTTTTAACTTCTTCAGTATGAGTTTTTCCTTGAAACCCGCCACCCTCTCCACCATTTGTTAAATTATAACCATTGGGAGCAACGCTATTATACTTTTTTATATACTCTATTTCATATTTAAATCTTTCATCATCAAAGCAAATAATCAATACACTAAATTCAAAATTATCAATCCCATATTTTTTAACAGCATCTCTCAAAGCAGGACAGCCTTTATTTATTTCTATTGTTTGTTTATGTTGATTCCATCTTCTAGAAACATCTTTACATTTTGTTTCACCAATGTAACATTTTTTTGTAATTTTATTGAGTATACGATATATATACGCCATTGCTGTGATATGTTATAAATACAAAACAAAAATATTATATCAATTTTATTATTATCTAATATAACCACATTCGTGGATAAACCCTTTCACTTACTATCTCAGGATGCGCAGGTTCAAACCCTGCTTGGCGCAAATCTTTTTATTAATAATAACTCCAAAAGTTATTATTAATTTTTAATCCAACAACCCCAACCAATCCTAAATTCACCGACGTGCACGACGACGATGACGACGAGACTTACGCGCTTTGCGAGACTTACGCGCTTTGCGAGACTTGCGAACCTTTCTGGATTTGCGAGTTTTGCGTGCTCTTTTACCACCGCCTTCTCCATAAGGAGGAGAAGGTCCATATTCAACATCTGGTAGAGTACCAGTAACTAGTTCATTCGGATACATTAAATATGTATTAGGACTATTAGCTCTGGATGCGATGGCGTTTTCCCACATGACCTCATACATACCCTTATCCCGTTGATAACTTATTATTTTCCCAATTGGTATTCTATAAAGTTCATTACTAGGATGTCCAGTTATCATCTCATTTAATTGACCAATTCTAGTTTTAAAACCGGATGTGGGATCATTTTTACTATTTTCATCAATTTTTAAGGTAACTGTCGTTCCAGGTCGTAGTTCCTCCATTTGAATTATAACTATATATTATCAAAATATAATAATAATAATAAAATTATTTATTTATAAATCCTAAATAACTCACCGCAATGCACCACATATCGTCAACCAACCCTACGCCGGAAAAAACACTTTCACTTGTGCTGGTATACCTTTTGCAACCAAATCCGCCGGCATAGGCCCCAAAGGTTTAAAATATTTCTTGTAATTTTTGATAACATATTCTACCGATTTATCTCCCGCTTTCGGATACAAAAACACTTCATACGCATCCTGCGATAGATTGGATGAAAGAACCGCGACGATATTCGGGTCATCATCAAACGTATTGAATATTTTTAGCGCCGCCATTTTGCCGCTAGGCAAAGTGAATATTTTATGCCCACCGGTTTTCTGTATCAATACCACCTTTTTGCCGGAGGCTAAACTTTCCCAAAGTTTCTCTAATGGTTTATTCTTGCCCCAAACGGAATTTGGATCTGCTTCCATTTCTAGTATACGCTTCGATTTTTTGGTTTTATTTTTCATCAGTTTTTTAGACGCATTCGCCCCTTGCACTTGCACCTTCTGCCAACGTTGCACCCCTCGCGCATTTGTTACGATAGTCCACCTATTCCCGTCATTGCCTTTCTTAATCGTCCCCTTTTTAAATAATGTTGCACTTTCTGTTGGTGATTTTCGTCTTGTAGACATGTATGTGTATATATTTACTTTATATTATTTGCTTATTTATAAAATTATTATTGTTAATTATTTTATGAATGAATAATATAATATACCATAGTATGACATTTAAAGATAGTTCAGAATGTTATACATTTAAAAAAATAAAATATAAGACAGGACTACTACATGACGCCGTAGATGCAACATATATTATTCACTTAGAAGGAAATGGTCGTTATGACGATATAATGAATCAACTAAAAACATACCATCCAACGAAAGAATTTTATATACTTTTTAATAAAGGATACAAGAAGTGTCAAAAAGATGAACACATAAAGCTTCCCGCACATGACTTGGTGGATGCATTTTTACAAGTATTTAAACATGCAAAAAATCAAAACTATGATAATATACTAATTTTAGAGGATGACTTTATATTTACTGAAAAAATTAAAAAAACTTCTACACAACAGGATATTTGCACATTTTTAAATGAACATAAAAACGAAGACTATCAGTATTTCTTGGGGTGTTTACCACTTTTACAACTTCCATGCACATTAGATAGTAAACATTTTATAAATATTAGTTCATTAGGAACGCATGCAGTTATTTATACCAAACAAAATAGAGAAAAGTTACTAAAAGTAAATCAAAAAGATATAACTGATTGGGACTGGTATAGTTTCACACACTCAAGAAGATATACGTATCACGAGCCCCTGTGTTACCAACTATTCCACAATACAGAAAACTCGAAAAACTGGCATAAAGATAATTCTATTTTGCATATAATTGCATTACTAACAAAAAAAGGTTTTAACTTTATAAAATTAGATACACAGATAGAACCCGGTTACACAATATTTTATATAGTTTCGAAAATATTCGCATTTATTTTATTTGTTTTATTTGTTTTATTTGTTTTATTTGTTTTATTTGTTTTATTTATTGGTTATAAAATACTAAATAGACTGATAATAAAAAATAAACTTAAACCAAAAATAAACTTAAAGAAAAAAATATAAATAATATCGGGGTGAGAGTCCTATATTCTTTGGTAAGTAAATACACCTGATGCTCAATGCTTCTATATTGTAGTGGTTAGCACATTGGACTTTGAATCCAATAACACCAGTTCGAATCTGGTTAGCAGCGTGTTGTTGTTGTTGAAATGCGTTAAAAAACAAAAATATTAATATATGAAGATAGTATAATACGTTGGTTGCGCCCCTGTAGCGCAGTTGGATAGCGCACAGGACTTCTAATCCTGGGGTCGAGGGTTCAAGTCCCTCCAGGGGTGTTTTTAAGCTTCCCTAGCTCAGTAGGTAGAGCGTGTGGCTGTTAACCACAAGGTCATCGGTTCGAACCCGGTGGGGAGCGTTATTATTTTGTTACTATTTATTTTAGCATGGATAGTAATAAAATCATATAATATTAAAATAAAAAAAGTATTAATATATTATATACCATAGTTATGCCAAAAAGTCGCGACAGGGGGTTAAAAAAGATAGAAACAGCACGTATATTAGCGTCTAGTTTTACTCGGAAGTCGACAAGTTCTTCGAGATCCTCATCTTCACCTTCATCTCCTTTACCATGGTGGAAAAAGTATTTTGGTTGTTTTTCACGTCGTTGCCGAAGTGAGAATAGTTCTCCAAGAACTACAAGGGGGGGTGGCAAATATAAACGAATCAAAAAAGGAACAAAACGATATAAAAAAAATAATACTTAATTATATAAAATTTTATTACTATTTAATATAGCATATATAGTAATAAAACATAAAAAAGTGTTAGAACATATACACAGCACAGCGCGCGCACTTACTTACCATCGCGTAGCACCCCATTTAGGCAGGAATAGTAACCGATTCTTGCTTTCGTTTGAGCGAACCTTCGCGCGCAACTGCAGCGGCATTCCCGCGATGATTTGCGGCGGCGGCGGCTTTCTTCGCAGAAGATCCGCGTTGGGTCACGCTGATGTTTTGACACAAAGCGTGCAACTGGAACCGCGTGTCGACGACATGAGGGACATGAAAGCCGGTAGTGATGGAGATGCCGTTGCTTGAAGAAGAACCTGAACTTGAACCTGAACCTGTAGTAGATGTTGTTGGCGCTTTGGTTGCGGCAGCGGCGGCACGTTGAGCCCAGGTGAGCGGCTTGGCGGGTTGTTGTTCTTGTTGTTGTGCTTGTTGTTCTTCTTCTTGTTGTTGTTGTTGAACTGAATCGCTTTCGTTACCAGATGACGACGAGTCATCATCAACCGCGAGAAGACCAAATGAATTGCGTGCAACGGCGGGAAGTGCGGCGACAGCAACAGGAGCAGGAGCTGCTTCGACACGTGGCTTTGACGAGCTGACATCGCCGACGACCTTCCACCCGTTGACATCGGTCGCATTCATGCGCTTCTTCGCCTCGCGCTCGCGTTCTTTACGCTCCCTTTCGCGACGGGCTTCTTCGGGGCAGTAGCTTGAAGTGTGTCCAGCGACACCACACTTGAAACATTTTTGCGCCAGAAGTGTAGGGCACACGACTTTTCCGCCAGGGCCGGGTTGGTCTTTGACGTAGTGGTTGGTATAGTCGGCGACAGGAAGACCCGCATCGTAGCAAACCTTGCAGAATGGTGTATTGGCGGGACCGACCCGACCATCGGGAAATTTGCGATCGGCAACAGGAACAGGAACAGGAACACTGGAAGAAGTCTTGGAATTCGGATTGGGGCCACGCGACAGCGTTAGAGTATGATTTCCGCTCTTGTTGAGACTGATAATCACCTGAGAACCTGGGATTCCGTAGGTGTAGGAAGTAGAAGACGAAGAAGAACGACGAGTAGCAGACTGAGAGTAGGACGACATTTTACAGAGAGACGAGATTGATGTTTTGATTTCACTGCATTCTATTTTATCGCCCCGTTTCACTTCAATTTTCTGGCCGTGATAATAAACCAAGGAAAATCAAAAATCAAAAATTAATCAACATTGACAATATTTGTATAAATCAATAGGTATAAAAATGAAAATACATAGATAGTTGTGATCAGTCTTGCGCGTTGTGTCGTAGGTGTCATGTCGCCATATGCTACAGTAGTCGATGTCATCATTGAAAAATATAAGTAGTCAATGTATGTTTCGGCATTTGATATTTCACCATAGAGGTAAAAGTATGAAAATATTGAAAAAAATATAATAACAAATAATATTAATAATACACTTTTTATGTGTTGTATATGAATTTTATGAATCATGATGTATATTATATTACTACAAAATATTATTATTATTATTATATAAACATACTATATAGAAACCATGAAAAATGCGACAAGAAAAATAAAAAGAAACACACATTCTAATTCTAAATATAGCGAAAGCGAAATCGTTCTAAAATTTATTGAAGTGTTAAATATTGTTAAAATATATCACTGGAAAACATTTAGTTATCCGGAACATAAAGCCACCGACGAATTATATGAAAGCCTAAACGGACGTATAGACGAGTTTGTAGAAACTATGTTGGGCAAAACAGGCAAACGTGTAAACCTCACATCTACAAAACATATCCCTTTTTATGACTACACGAGTGTTACCAAGTTCAAGCAATGTATTGAAATATTCAAAAAATATCTTGTTAATATGTCAAATGCGCCGTATTTTAAAAATCCAGAAAATAGCGATTTACTCAATATTCGTGATGAAATATTGGGCGACTTAAATAAGTTTACCTACTTGCTTACGTTTCATTGAGTGCCAGAAAATTGAAATTGAAAATGATCTTGAAATGGAATATAGACCCACCCACCCATTACAAAGAAATAGATTTTCAAGCAATAGATAACCAACCATGTCGGCATCAGCATCACTATCAACACGAAAAATCCCAGCAAGCCTTCGCAATATGCGAATCAATGTCCAAGACCAAACTGATTCGCATATTGTTTCTGTTCCCGCATCCGCACCTGCCCCACTGGAACTAGGTAAGTATGTTCAACGTTTTCACGACTTTCTAACACACGCAGGACTACAACACAAAGATTACCAAACCCAAGGTATTCAATTCTGTCTTCGAAATGAGATGAGAGCTGGAGCTGGATATGGAGTTGCTATGGACAAAACATGTGTCCTCGGCGGAATTGTCGCGGACGAAATGGGTCTCGGCAAAACGATCATGATGATTGGTCTCACAATTTCCAATTTCAAGAAACGCACACTCATAGTGCTACCAGTCGCGCTTGTCAAACAATGGGAGCAACAAATCCTCAAAACTGCTGGACACCATGCGCTGGTGTTTTACGGCACGGAAAAGCGAAAAATAACCCCCGAAATGTTAGCCGAAGCACCCATCGTGATCACAACATACGGGCACATGATTCGTCGCCCAAATTCTCATCGTCTTCACCCCCTCTATGCGCTCAAATGGGATCGTGTCATTTTCGACGAAGCGCATCACGTGCGCGGTCGCAATACACAAATTTTCAAAAGCGTGGAAACACTCAACGTGAATATTCGTTGGTTTGTTACAGGCACACCGATTCAAAATTCGATTCACGACCTTTATGCATTGTGTGCTCTTCTTGGACTTCCCGCTGCATATTATGCGAACAAAGACAATCTGCGCGAAATCGTCAAAACATACGTCCTCAAACGCACGAAAAAAAGCGTCGGGCTTTCATTGCCGCCTCTGACAACAAAAACCATCGTCGTAAAATGGGATTCGCAGGAAGAAATGGTATTGTCGCGCAATCTTCATAGCGGAATTGGATGCTTGAATGTGCCGGCGTTGGCAGACCAGGAGCAGCAGGACCAGGACCCCACCAGTATCTCCACTCCTGCATGGTTTCCCGAACCCTCGCCCGTGAAAATTGGCCGCATGATTCAAGCAAAGCAGTCGTGCATCTATCCTCGCCTCGCATGCCGCAAATCCGTGCCCCAAATGCCGCCCACAGAAGACGAGAATTACAACAGCAAAATTTCGAAAGTTGTGCGAACCATCCTCTCGCGCAAAGATAACGGCAAGCGTAAAATCGTCTTCTGCCACTTTCGGGGTGAAATCGACTACATTCAGTCGCGACTCACAACTGCATTTCCGTCTCTTGTAGTGCGATACTTGGACGGGCGAACAAGTGAAAGCGAACGCCGCGTAATCCTAGCACCTGATGCGGCAATAAACGTGCTCATCCTGCAAATACAAACATGCTGCGAAGGACTCAATCTTCAACAATTTTCGGAAGTGTATTTCGTTAGCCCGGACTGGAATCCGGCAGTAGAAGACCAAGCCATTGCAAGATGTCATAGATTTGGACAAACAGAACCAGTTTCAGTATTTCGGTTTGTTATGGCGCCGCTGCGTATTCGTGCAACACCTGAACTCGTAGAGCAGCAGCAGCAGCAGCAGCAGCACGCCCAGCAACAACTCCAAGAACCTGAAGACGCAGCATCACAAGCATCAACCGCATCACAACCCGATGAAGATGACGACGAGACCCTCGACGACGCCACCGACGGATGTATCGCCATCGATACGATTGAAGCATATACTGCAAATATTCAAAACAAAAAGAGAATATTTGCAGAAGAGGTATTGAATGTAGTGTAAGTGCCAGCCCT